ACAGTTAGTGATGCTGAAAAGCTAAGCTATGATTATGGTTTGAAAGTAGCTAAAGCTATAGAACAAGAATGGTTTAACGAAGACAGAAGCACTAATAGATACATGTCTAATGTTAGAGATTTTCACAGTTTAAGATTGTACGCTAGAGGAGAACAATCAATACAAAAATACAAGGACGAATTATCTATTAATGGTGATTTGTCCTATTTAAATTTAGATTGGAAGCCTGTTCCAATAATACCTAAGTTTGTAGATATAGTTGTTAATGGTATCGCTGAAAGAACTTATGATGTAAAAGCTTATTCACAAGATGTTTTTGGTATTAAAAAAAGGACTGAATACATGGAGTCTATAATAAGAGACATGCAGTCTAGAGAATTTAATGACGCTGCTATGGCTAATTTTAATGCAGATCTTTACGAAAATAAAAAAGAAGAACTTCCTGAGTCACAACAAGAATTAGAGTTACACATGCAGATTAGCTATAAACAAGCGGTTGAGCTTGCTGAAGAACAAGCTTTAAACGTGTTGTTTGATGGTAATAATTATGAGTTAATAAAAAAAAGGTTTTTTTATGATTTAACAGTTTTAGGTATTGGTGCTGTTAAAACTTCTTTTAACACGTCTGAAGGTGTAACTATAGATTATGTAGACCCCGCTAATTTAGTTTATTCTTACAGTGATTCTCCTTACTTTGAAGATATATATTATGTTGGTGAAGTTAAATCTATACCAGTAAACGAACTAGCAAAACAATTTCCTCATTTAACAGAGTCTGATCTTGATGATATAATGAAAAATAAAAGTTATAATAGAAACAATTATAACACTAGATACTCTTATAAAAAAGAAGATACTAATACTATTCAAGTTTTATATTTTAACTATAAAACTTATATGAACGAAGTTTATAAAATAAAAGAAACAGGAACTGGTGCTGACAAAATTATACCTAAAGATGATTCTTTTAATCCACCAGAAAACAAAGAAGGTGGATATTCAAGACTTTTAAGATCTATAGAGGTTTTATACGAAGGTGCTTTAATATTAGGTACAGATAAATTGCTTAAATGGGAAATGGCTAGAAATATGATGCGTCCTAAAAGTAATTTTACTAAAGTAAAAATGAATTACGCTATTGTAGCACCACGTATGTATGATGGTAAAATAGATTCTTTAGTTAAGCGTATAACTGGTTTTGCTGACATGATACAACTAACGCATTTAAAATTACAACAAGTAATGTCTCGTATGGTACCTGATGGCGTTTATTTAGATGCTGATGGTTTAGCTGAAATTGATTTAGGTAATGGCACAAACTATAATCCACAAGAAGCTTTAAATATGTTTTTCCAAACTGGTAGTGTTATAGGTAGATCATTTACTAGTGAAGGTGATATGAATCCTGGTAAAGTACCTATTCAAGAAATAACAAGTGGTAGTGGTGGAAATAAAATACAAGTGTTAATTGGAAATTATAATTACTATTTACAAATGATTAGAGATACTACCGGGCTTAACGAAGCTAGAGATGGTAGTACACCAGATAAAAATGCTTTAGTTGGAGTGCAGAAATTAGCGGCAGCTAACTCTAATACAGCAACAAGACATATTTTACAATCTGGTTTATTTTTAACTGCTGAAACAGCAGAATGTTTATCACTTAGAATATCGGATATTATAGAATATTCTCCAACAAAAGATGCTTTTATAGAATCTATTGGGGTTCACAATGTTGCAACTTTAGAAGAAATGTCTAATCTTCATTTGTATGATTTTGGTATATTTATAGAATTACAACCAGATGAAGAAGAAAAAGCTATACTTGAAAATAATATACAAATGGCATTGCAACAAAAAAATATAGAACTAGAAGATGCTATTGACGTTAGAGAAATAAGAAACATTAAACTAGCAAATCAACTTTTAAAAATACGTAGAAAAAAGAAGCTAGATAGAGACCAAGCAATACAACAACAAAACATGCAGCAACAAGCACAATTAAACCAACAATCTGCTCAAGCAGCTGCACAAGCTGATGTTCAAAAAAATCAAGCTTTAAACGCTAGCAAAGCAGAATTAATGCAAATAGAAGCTGGCATACAAGCTGAGAAAATGATGCAAGAAGTCGCTATGAAAAAAGAATTAATGCAGTTAGAGTTTCAGTATAACATGCAATTAAAAGGTATAGAGGTTGAAGGATTAAAAAATAGAGAAAAAGAAAAAGAAGATCGTAAAGACGAAAGAACAAAAATACAAGCATCTCAACAAAGTGAAATGATTGAGCAAAGAAAAAGTGGAAAACCACCTAAAAACTTTGAGTCTTCAGGTAATGATATACTAGGAGGCGGTATTGATTTAGGTGTGTTTGACCCTAGGTAGATTTATTAATTATTATTATATTATATTATGGAAGCAAAAAATGAAAATGTAGTTGAAGAAACTACACAAGAAAATGTTACAAAAGTTGAGATTAAAGAAGCTCAAAAAGATGATAACATTACAAAAGTAAATTTGGATAAACCACCAACACCAAAAGAAGAAAAAAATGAAACTAAAGAAGACAACGCTGACAACAGCGGAGTGGCTGCAGAGTCTAAAAATGCCGAGTCCACACAAGAACAAGAAGAAGTACAACCGGAAGCAGAAACACAAGAAGCTCCAACGTTAGAAGAAATAACTGAAGATTCTACTGAAGAAGAAGTTGCAGAAGTAGAAGAGCAAGTTGAAGAAGCAGTTGCAGAAGCCGAGGCTACTGGAAAACCATTACCAGAAAATATTCAAAAATTAGTAGATTTTATGGAAGAAACTGGTGGTGATATAAACGATTATGTAAAGCTAAATCAAGATTATAGCAAGTTAAATGATGACGATGTTTTATATGAGTATTACAAACAAACAAAACCGCATTTAACAAATGAAGAAATTAACTTTCTTATGGAAGATTCTTTCTCTTACGATGAAGAAGTTGACGAGGAAAGAGATGTACGAAGAAAAAAACTAGCATTAAAAGAGCAAGTTGCCAGTGCTAGAAGCCACCTGGACGGGCAAAAGTCCAAATACTATGAAGAAATTAAAGCTGGTTCAAAGCTTACGCCTGAACAACAAAAAGCTGTAAACTTCTTTAATAGATACAACAAAGAGTCAGAAGCAAATGAAAAAATAGTAAAAAAGAACTCTGAAATTTTTACACAAAAAACTAATAAAGTTTTTAACGACAAGTTCAAAGGTTTTGAATACAACGTCGGTGATAAAAAATACAGGTTTAATGTAAACAACGCTGAAGAGATTAAAACAACTCAAAGTGATATAAGTAATTTTACTAAAAAGTTTTTAGATAAAAATTCTACATTATCAGACGCTAAGGGTTATCACAAATCTTTATTTACAGCGATGAATGCTGATGCTGTTGCAAAACATTTTTACGAACAAGGAAAAACTGATGCTATGAAAAATAGTGTTGCTAAATCCAAAAACGTTAATATGGATCCAAGACAAAGTCATGGAACTGTTGAAGCGGGTGGAATAAAAGTAAAAGTGTTAGGTGATAATTCTTCTGATTTTAAGTTTAAAATTAAAAATAACAAATAACAATTTAAAATTACAAAATTATGGCAATTTCAAATCCTGGTGGTTTGTTAAATAGTGTAGCTGCTCCTTTGAAGCAAACATTATCAACAAACTACTTAGACTTAGCTGGCACAGCCAACGAAGGTTGGGCACAGCAATACCTGCCAGACTTGATGGAAAAAGAAGCTGAGGTTTTTGGACCTCGTACAATTTCTGGTTTCCTTGCTCAAGTTGGTGCAGAAGAGGCTATGACTGCTGATCAAGTAGTATGGTCTGAACAAGGTAGATTACACCTTTCATTTAAAGGTCACGTAGAATCAAATGCTGGTGGTACAGCATCTGGTGGTCAAATACAATTAGAAAAAGACATTGATGGAGTAGCAGTTACTTCTGGTTCTTTACCTATACGTGTTAACGATACCGTTTTAATAGCAAACTCCGAAGGAGTTGTTAGATGTATTGTTGAAGCAGTAGCTACTGATATTATTGATGTACAACCTTATTCTCACGCTTCATTAAACACTGCTGGTTTATCAACTACTGGTGGTTCTGAAACTACAACTGTATTGGTTTATGGTTCTGAATATGGTAAAGGTATGAGCTACTTAACAGCTGGTGACGGTAGTGCTACTGACACTAGAGGTGCTAACGAGCCAACTTTTAAATCTTTTACTAATAAACCAATTATAATGAAAGATTACTACGAAGTATCAGGATCTGATGCGTCTAGAATTGGTTGGGTTGAAGTTTCTACAGAGGCTGGTCAATCAGGCTACTTGTGGTACTTAAAGGCTGAGGCTGACACAAGAGCTAGATTTACTGATTATATTGAAATGTCAATGCTAGAAAGTGAGCTTAACCTTGCTGCATCTACAATTGATGGTTCTGATCTAGTTGCTGGTTCTGCAGCTGGTGCTGGAAACGTTGGTACAGAAGGTTTATTTGCAGCTATTGAATCAAGAGGTAACGTTACTACTGGTGTAACTGGTGTTAACGCTGCTACTGATTTAGCTGAGTTTGACGCAATACTTGCTGAGTTTGACAAGCAAGGTGCTATCGAAGAGTACATGATGTTTGTTAACAGATCAACTAGCTTAGCTATTGATGATATGTTAGCTTCAATGAATTCTTACGGAGCTGGTGGTACATCTTACGGTGTATTTAACAACTCTGAAGATATGGCATTAAATTTAGGTTT